GAAGGACTTTGGGAGGAACGGCCCGCCTGACCCCCTCAGGCGGAGGTTCTTTATTCCCTCCTCCACCGTTCCTCCCTCTTTTTATTAGGAGATTTCCTTGAACAAAGTTCAGAAGGCTGAGTATGATAGGGAATATCGTAAATGGCCGGAGGTTGTTGTTCGACGGAGAACTCAGGCACGGCGTTATTCAAAGTCTAATAAAGGCAAGGCTTCTCGTTTTAGGTATTGGCATAACCCCGCGAATCTACAAAGAAAGTACGATGCTCGGGTTAGGTCTGAGGAGAAGAAAGGAATCCGTAATTTCTTAGCTAATGTGAAGACTCAGTTTGGTTGTTGTCTTTGTGGAGAAGATGATTTCCGGTGTCTGGAGTTTCATCATCTTGACCCTTCTGAGAAGTCTTCTTCTATGGGAAAAATAAGTCATGGTCATCGGTGGGGGGTTGTTGAAGAGGAGTTGGCTAAGTGTGAGGTTTATTGTGCTAACTGTCATGCCATTTTAACATATGAGGCTGGGCATAGATTAGTGAGGAGGAAGTGATGGCTGGGGAACTCGTAATTCGTTGTCCGGTGTGTTCTGACAAAGAGTCACATTATCATTGTTCTATTAATCTTGAGAAGAAACTCTATCATTGTTATCTCTGTGGAGCGGGTGGTTCGTTGTCTTGGCTTGTGGTTAAGTATCCGCATATTCGAGCGACTTTAACTTTTGCTGGATGGGTTGATAAGGAATCTGTGGTTAAGCAGCCTGGCGTCTTGGAGACATTTTCTGTCCTGGATGATTTGGTTTTGGCGCGTCAGGCGCGCATGTATTTAAAGAGGAGGGGGCTCTCCGAAGAGGAGATAGAGACTTATGGCTGTTGCTTGTCGATGAGCTTGCCAGGATACGTCATATTCCCTGATATCGAAGGCGGAGTGGCTAGGTTCTGGGCAGCTCGACACCTTGGTACTCGTCCTCGTAAGTGGCTCTTACCTAAAAACGGAACCGTGGCGTTGGGGCGGTCTAAGGCCGTGTGGGGATTGCCTCTTCAGCAGAAGGATAGCGAGATTTGGATTTGTGAGGGGATATTCGATGCGGCCGCGGTGCGTGGGGTGGCGCTCTTTGGGAAGGAGGCAGCCTCAGGTCAATTGCAGGCTATCTTAGCATTGACTCCAAAGCGTGTCGTGGTGGCTTTGGATAATGATGCTAAGTCATATGCCTTGGCTTTACAGAAACAGCTTAGGGCTGTAGTGGAGACGCACATCGAATATCCACCGCATGGGGTAAACGATTTTGGTGAGCTTCTGGAGACATTATTATTTGTTACTTACAAATCCTCTGTACCGGAGGACGTGGAGAATGATTAAGTTAATTCTAAGGCCGGATAGGAGACGCAGATGAGTGGGCCGTCATTTCGTAACGATAAGTGGTTCTTGAGTAACTTCTATCCTGTTGACTTTGCGTATCAGGGTGTGGTCTGCCGTTCTGTGGAGCATGCCTACCAAGCCTTGAAGACAACTGATGCAGCCTTGCGTGTCAGGATTCGTGCAGCCAAAACTCCTGGTCAGGCCAAGCGGATAGCTGGTTCTCTTTTACCGCTTCCTCGGAATGAGAGACTTACCTTGATGCGGAATCTTCTTCGCATTAAGTTTCATATTCCTATGCTGAAGCGGTGGCTCCTGGAGACAGGCTCGGAGGTTCTGGAGGAGCAGAATCCCTGGGGCGACACCTTTTGGGGAATTTGTAATGGTAAGGGTGAGAATTGGCTTGGCCGACTTCTTTGTGAGATTCGCGCTGAGATAGCCGTAGAGGAATCTGGAAAAGACTTACCGACTTGCTGTGCAGAGTTTTCTAAGTGGGAGGGTTTGGGATTTTCGACGTCGTCAATGAATTATTGTCCCTGGTGTGGCAAGAAGGTTAGCTGATGATTCAAGCTGAGATGAAGAATATCCTGATTCGGTGTACTGCCTTTGATGCTCCTGCTGAAATGGTGGCTCTGAAAAAGGCCTTGACGTTCAAAGTTCCTAACTATTGGTTTGCTCGAGCTTATAGAAACGGCGTGTGGGATGGGACATTTACTTTCTGGAACGGGTACTCAAAGACCTTTCCCACAGGGCTTTACTTTGCTTTCAATGCCAAGTATCAGGGCTTGTTCGTGATGAAAGACTTGCGGGAGAAGCCGGAGGTCGTGGAACAAGAGCCTGTCTTGCATGGAGTTGAGCTTCGGGACTATCAGCGTGAGCTTGTGGATATCGCCTTGAGGATGGAAAGATGTGTGGTGGCAGCCCCGACTAACGCAGGCAAGACGGAGATTGCAGCCGGTCTTCTTAAGGCGCGGCCGTGTAAGACTTTGTGGTTGACGCATCGTGGTAATCTTATGCTTCAGACTCGGGAGCGTCTTGCCAAACGTTTGGGTGAAAAGGTGGGGCTTGTTTACCAAGATGTCTTTGATGTTCGACGAGTGACCGTGGCCATGGTGCAGACCCTTTACTTTCATCTGGAAGAGGAGGCTTACAAGAAGCTCTTGATGGACTCTGAGTGTTTGGTTATTGATGAGTGTCATCATCAGTCGGCTCAGTCGTGGCTGAAGATTGCGAAGCGATGCCCTGCTTATTATCGGTATGGGCTTTCGGCGACGCCTCTGAAGGCTGATGCTGTCTCTGACAATAAGCTTATGTCCATGACGGGTCGTGTGGTCAAGACGGTATCGAACAAGGACTTAATTGAGCGTGGGATATCGGCAAAGCCTACCATCTACCTTGTGAAGAATGAGGTGAAGACTCGCTATGCTCCAGGGGATTACTTTGAGGCTTACCGGATGGGGGTGGAGGAGAATCCTGAGCGTAATGCCTATATCGCGTTGATAGTTCGGAAGCATGCGAAGCTGAACGAGCCGGTTCTGGTGCTGGTGAATACCATAAGGCATGGGCTTGCCTTGACCAGTATCTTAGGTCATATGACCAACTTTGTTGAGGGTAGCGTTGGCTATGCCGATAGGCAGAAGAAGCTGAGGGAGTTGGAGTCGGGAAAGATAAAGTCCATAGTGGCGACTCCTATATTTGATGAAGGCGCAGACGTGCCCAATATCCGAGTGGTGGTTCTGGCCGGAGTGGGCAAGTCGGCTATTCGTTTGCTGCAACGCATAGGCCGTGGCATGCGGAAGAAGGAGGGTGTAAATGAAGTGACAATCTATGATTTTGCTGACGCTGGCTTTGAATATTTGGACGACCATGCCAAGCGTCGGCTGGAAATTTATAAGGAAGAGGGCTTTGAAGTTATTGAAGTTAAACAGGAGGTATTAACATGAAGCCAGACGTGAAGAAGCTTTTGAGTTATTTTGAGTTGGGCCCTAAGGTGAAGAATGGGGACTTGGTCTTGGTGGCTGAGGTCATGCGGGTGACGGATGCTAAGTGGGGTGCTAGCCGTTATCATCCTGATTCATACCATAAGGACGTGAGTCAGTTGGATATTGGGGTAGTTGATGTCTTTCCTCAGTGCAGGACCTGTGGTCCTGGGCGTGAGTGTATCCATGAGCATATCGTGTCCTTGCATAAGTGCGGTGGTCAGCATAGGGTGATGAGATTAAAAGGAGGAAGAAGATGACACCCCAACAAGCTATGGTTTTGATTGAAGCTCTGTTTGCCTGGGAGGGTTCTGGTGAGCAGGGTGGTCAGCAGAGTAATGCGCATTTTATCATTGCGATGAGGGCTGTGGACCCGTCTTTGTGCATTGATGTATATAGCTATGGGCCGCATGTTCCAGTTATTGAGCATGTGGGTTATATGCAAACTGAGCTTGAGTCTCGCCGGAAGCTTTATAACTTTCTTCAAGATTGGGCATTTGCGCTTAAGGCCAGTCTGCCGCGTGTGTGGAGTAGTTCTGTGAGTGAGGAGAAGAAGCCATGATTTACGAAGTGCTTCTGTATTCTAACTATGAGATTCGGGAGGTTCGGGAGTCTCAGGTAGACCCTGGGGAGACTCATACTGTTGAAACCGGCATGCGGTGTCCTCATTGTAAGGTTGTGCTTCCTATCATGAAGCATGGCGAGAAGAGAACCTGCCATGTCTGTGGGTTGAAGATGGTGGTTCATGGTAACGCACTTGAGTGCTGGTTGGAAGAGAAGAAGACATGAGCAAAGAATCTACTAAATTCCCAGGTGGCTTTGATGTCTATGGAGGTGTGGCCAAGCGGGTAGCGCGTCTCTCGGCCTCTGGTGCTAAGGTGTCCTTGGTGAAGTCAGGTTTCCTGAGCTTCTCGGCTTTGGCGACAGACATGCTTCTTGGGCCTGACCGTAAGAACATCGCAGTCTTCATGGCCTATAATCCGCAGACGAGGCAGTTGGCTCTGCATCCTGTGCCTTATCGTTCTAAACCTGATACCTATGCCATCACCCGTACGGGTAAGGATAAGATGAATGCTTTGGTCTCTTTTGCAGCGCAGGCTCAGCGGTGGGGTTTGATTCTTGATGGTAGGTCTTTTGAGCTCAAGTGGGATGCTCAGACCAAGATGTTCATTCTTGACCTTAGTCATGTCGTAGGGCACTCCATTGAGCGAAGAACAAAAGGTTGATGTTCGGCTTATGGAGGTCTTAAGGATTAAGAATGCCTATGAGAAGATGATTCGGCAGGCTCTTAATGGGCGTATTCGGCACTTCTTTATTGATAAAGAGACCGAGAAGGGGCGTGCTAACTATGATAAGTTTGCTCGTATTGCGGTGTGGTGTCGGGGGAATCATGTCTCTTCAGCAGAGTTTCTGTCCGTGATGTTTACTCTGCGCTTTGGTGGGCCAAGTGGGTCTAAGTGGACGTATCCATATCTTGATTACTTGGCATCGGAGGCAGCTTTTACTTTGTTCTTTGACCGGCAGCATTTTCTTCGTAGGGTCTATGCTTCATCTAAAGCAGCCGCTAAGGCGATGTCGCCGTTGAATTATGAGCGGTTATTTACTAATTGCTTTTTTGATGGATTGCCGTTACTCCATTCTGCAGTTGAGCGGGATGGTTTGGATAAGGTGAAGAGAGTTAGATATCTGGCTCAGGTTTTCCTGGCCTTTCCTGAGGTCTTTACAGTTGAGTTTCTTGTGACGCACTCTAAGTTTGCTGAGTTTCAGCAGGCTTTGGTGCAGATGGATAATGACCTAAGTTTATACTTGTCGGGGGTCACCAAGGAAGTCCTTGCCCGCATAGAGCGTGACCATAGTTATTTGGCCTTGCTAACTGTGGCTCGGCGTGCTGTGGCAAAACGAGAACGTGCCTTTTCCCAAAAGGTGCATGGCTCGTGGAAGGAGTGGGGTGACTTGTGGCAACTTCTCGAATAGACTCAACGAGTATTATTCCTAGTGAGTTTCAACTTGAGGTGCTGAGTTATTTACTTCGTGACCAGGAGGTGATGAGCAGATTCGTAAACCTTATCGGTGATGATGAGTTTGAGCATCCTGTTCATCGGGTTATCTACTCTTTGGGTAGGGCTTACTTTCAGCAATTCCAGAGGTTGGCTCCGCGTCAAATCCTGGAGATGGAGTTAACTAAATATCTTAACGAAAACCAGGAGGCGGAGATTGTGCCCCCTGAGCATTTTTGGAGGGAGGTCAACAGGCTTTATGCGATACCCGTGGGTGCTCGGGACTATATGTTGTCTACGATTCACACGTATGTTTTGCGGACTCAGGTGGCAAGGGTTGGGGAAATGGCTTTGGATACGGCTCGTAGGCCTGAAATAGATTTGGATTCGTTGATTGGCTCAATCAATGACCTCTTTGGGGCTGTGTCGGGGCGTGTGTCTACGCGTATGGAGTTTTTGTTAAAGGACGCGGAGACGCGTGTGCGTGAGAACCCAAGCTTGCTGAAGGTGCCCACAGGGTTCCGGCGCCTTGATGGTGTGCTGGGCGGAGGTTTAGGCAAGGGAGAGCTTGGAATCATACTTGCACCTACTGGTTATGGTAAGTCGTTCTTTCTTGTGGCGCTTGGGGCAAATGCCTTAGCTAAACACCGTAGTGTTTTGGAGTTGACCTTGGAGTTGAGTAGGCACAAGGTTCTGGGTAGGTATGAATCTCGGATAAGCAAAATTAAGAAGAATGCCTTGCATTTGCATGTGCCCCAGGTGGTGGAGAGACTTCTTCGGGTTAGGAGGTTTGTGACTCCGTCAGATTTGCTGGTGGTCGAGTATCCCTCGGGCACATTGTCGGTGGATGAATTTAGGTCAGTGTTGACGCAGGTTCGGCTCGGGCATAATTTTGACCCTGACTTGGTAGTCGTGGATTATGCTGACCTCTTTAAGCCTGTCTTGGTTCATCGGAATGAGCAGGGTTGGGAATCCTTAGGCACTATTTATACAGGACTTCGGGCTATAGCCCAGGAGTTTAATGTCCCAATTTGGACAGGTTCTCAAGCCACGCCCCATGCTCTTGGGGCTGAGTTGGTTACGATTGCTGACGTGGCCGGAAGCTTTGCTAAGGTGAGAATCGCAGATGTGGTTCTGACTATCTCTAGGACTGCCGCTGAGCGTGGGTCTCAACGGCTTCGGATTTACGTTGACAAGAACCGTGAGAATAAAGGAGATATTTCCATAGCCATGCGGGAGGACTTTGATATTGCTTGGTTTACCGAAGATAGTCCGTTGGCACAGGAGGAGGAAGATGAAAAAGATTCTGGTTAAGAAATGTCTGGAGTGTCCTTATCGTTCGGATGATAACCTTGAGTGTGAGAAAGGGTCTGCCGTTCATTTCTTTGGTTCAGTATGGCTACTGCCTTAGTAGATGGTACACTTGACTTTCCTGATTGGTGCCCCTTGGAGGAGGATGAAGATGAGTAAGATGATTGTGGTTGAGAGGTGCTTGGAGTGTCCTTATCAGTCTGATAACTGTAAGATGTGTATGAGGATGCTGAGGGTATTTGACCATGAGACGGGGTGGGATACTCCGTTTCTGGAGTGGTGCCCTTTAGGATATCCTGTTTCTGGAGTGGTGCCTGAAGGAGGACTTGCATGAATAAAGTTAAGTGTAAGGGTTGTCCTTATCTTAAGACTTTCTTCAAATGGCGGAAGAGGGCTGCTAGTTTAATAGAGGAAGGGCTTTTTGAAGGTGCGAGTGGTCGGTTTTCAGCTGAGAACTTTATTCATGATATTCGTGACTTTGGAAAGGAGAAGAAAGGTGGTTAAGAAAAAGACAGGTTGTCTCACATGTCCATGCAATGATAAGGAGCCGGTGGTCCCTCCGGACGGGACTCTACGGACGGCGAAGCTTGTGGTCGTGGGGCAGAATCCTGGAGCGAATGAGGTCCGGCTGAAGAAACCCTTTGTCGGGCAGTCTGGGCGCTTGGTCTTTGAGTCCCTGGCATCTGAGTGCGGAATCCGTAGGTCTGACTGTTATGTGACCAATACGATGAAGTGTATTCCTACGGCCGTGCTTAAGAGTGGGGCGACTTTGTCGGCCATGATTTACGACCGCTGTAGGAATCAGTGGGAGCTTGAGCGGAAGGCTATCTATGGTAAGCGGGTTTTGCTTCTGGGTGGTTATGCTTCTGATTGGATGCTTGGGGAAGACCTGAAGCATGGGACATTTGCCTATAAGGATGGGAACGCATATCTGGCTTATCATCATCCTGCCTTTGCTCTCTACTCCGGAGGCCAGAGGGAGTGGGTGAGAGAATTGTATTTGCTGAACGCTTTGATGAAGTGGACGCCGGAACGAAAGAAGATTATCTTCACGTTGGTTCGACGGCCGGCGCAATTGTTGGCTATGGCCAGGGAGTTGAGCTCAGGGAAGCCCATAGCTTATGATATCGAAACGAATACTCTCTCACCGTTCGAGGCAACGGCCAAGATTCTGAGTGCTAGCTTCTCGGATGGTGAGTGTATCTATGTCGTAGATTGGCGTCGCCTAGGAGACCAAGCTGTGGAGGCAGTTCGACAGGTTTTGGAGAACTCGGACGTTCCTAAGATAGCCATGAACTGTAAGTTTGAGATTCTCTGGTTCAAGAAGCTGTATGGAATTGAGACCGTGAATCTGTTTGGCGACCCAATGGTGGCGCAGTATTTGGTCGGTAACCATGGCTCTGGTTTATCCTTACGGCAATTAGCTTTTTTGCATACTCCTGAGTATGTAGGCTATGATTTTGGGCCTGACTATAAGGATATGGAATCGGTTGACACGGCGAAGCTTTTTGAGTATAATGCAGCCCATGCTATCATGACTCAGAAGATAGCCATGAAGTTGGAGGATTCTTTAGCTCGTCTGAACATGAATACTCTATATCATGATGTCCTGATGTCTGCCGAGCCGGCCTTAGCGGACATGGAGTTGAATGGCCTGAAGCTTAACCGCCGACTCCTGGAGTCCGAGCGGAAGAAGTTTGAGAAAGAGATAGAGTTGACGACCAAGAGGCTTCATCGGGTGGCCGCGAGGGTGGGTATGGATGATGATAGCTTTAACCTTAACTCGGTTCATTATCTAAGGAAACTTTTTTTCAAGGGGTTGAGGGCGAGACCTGTCTCGAAGACTCAAAAAGGGGATTCCTCTTTAAACGTTGATGTGCTGAATATTTTAGCTTCGCGTGGGAATGCTGAGGCGGAGCTTCTGCTTGCGTATCGGGCCAAGAATAAAATTAAGAGTACCTATTATGATTCCTACTCGACGTTGTCAACTGACCGGAATCCTTATATTCATCCGCATTATAACTCTACCTTAACTGTGACCGGACGACTGAGTTGTTGGAAGCCTAACATTCAGAATGTGCCGGATAATGTGCGCCATGTCTTTATCTCTCGGTTCCCTGGAGGTAAGTTGGTGCAAGCTGACTTCCGTCAGATTGAAATGAGAGTCATGGCCATCGAGTCTCGGGATGATGGTCTGATGAAAATATTTGATGAAGGCAAGGACCCGCATGCGATGGTGGCAGCAGCTATCTTAGGTCGTGATGTGTTGGATATTCAAGGGTTACCTGAGTTTGCTGAGTTGCGGGCGAATGCTAAGACCATCAACTTCCTGGTGCTTTATGGTGGTTCAGCCGGAGGATTGGCTGCAAAGCAGGGCTTGTCGAAGGCGCAGAGTCAGGAATTTATGCGTAAGTTCTTTGAGGCATACCCTAATGTAGAGCGGTGGCAGATGGCTCAGCGTCGGAAGGTAGTTCAGGGTAAGCCTATTCGGTCGCTCTTTGGGCGTATGTGGAAGTTCCCTTCGGTCGGAGCCGTAGATGCCGTGGGTAACGAGCCTCTTAACTATCCGATTCAGTCAACGGCATCTGACATTACTCAATATACTTTGGGGTTGGTTTATATCTTCTTGAGGGAGGAGAAACTGAAGGCCAAACTTATTGCCACGGTTCATGACTCTATATTGGTGGATTGTCCATCGGTAGAGGTGGAGCAGGTTAAGTCAATCCTTGAGACTGTGGTCTCTGGGTTGAATCAGGTGTGGCCCTGGATGATAGTCCCCCAGGAGATTGACCTCAAAGTGGGAGACTCTTGGGGAGAGGTGTCATAAAGTTTTAATGAAAAATTTTGGTTCTACGCCATATATTAAGTGAGGAGGATATAGTTATGATGCCACTAGCAACGACAATTAAGAGAGAGATTAGAACGGTGACCACGGTGAGGAACCCGATTGTGATAGTTTTGTCTCCTGAGGGCAAGGGTGTCATTCGTCTTTGGGAGAAGCGAAGCCGTCAAGAACCTTATGAGATTTCAATCGAAGGCTTGTATTTGCGTTTAGTGCAGGTACGTGCACGTGGGGGAGATTGACATGGCTTTTAGATTTCATAGATGGGTTAACAAAAGAGGAGATATTTTTACTTTGACTGCGGAAGGTGCGTTTTGGCTGCAGCTTCTTGGAATTGGCCCACCAATTTGGCTTGGCCGTTTAGCTAAGGAGAAAGGTAGGCTTGTTTACATCAAGCCTGTCGTTCCGGAGAAGACTTATTTCTTTCGGAAGCTCAATAGCTGGGGTGTGACAAAAACCTTGGCCGATGCTCTTGCGAAGAAGGATGCCTTGGTTCGATATATTGGAAGAGCTAAGATATTTGAATGCCCTGCCGTGGTGGTCGTGGCTCGTGTTGCAAAGTCGTTTGGAGGTTACGAGAAACAATACTTTGTGCCCAAGGAAACGTGGTCTTCTAGGAGGAAGTCATGAGTCGTAGGTTAATTGTTCTTGATTGGTGTTCGGAATGTCCAAACCATATGGTTTTGGCTGTGGGGGAGAAGAATGAGATTCATCGGTGTGCACGGACTGACATTCCGATTATTACAGCCGTGGTGGATGAGGAGGTTCAGTTCCCAGCCGAATGTCCTTTGGAGGAGATTAAAGAGTGAGGAATAACGTGGTGACGGATGGCCGTATCGAAATACGATTTGGCACTGAGGTTTACCGTGGAAACTATGTCGAAGACCTTGGGGTAGATGAGGGGCATATCAATGATGCCCTGATAGCTCAACCTGCGCGGTTTGTCTTCTGGGCCAAGCTTTCTGCTATCGCGCGCGTGATTCATGAGCAGGCGAAGCTTGAGCTGGAGAAATATGACGCTCAGCTTTATACGTTTAAGCGTAACGAGAAGGAATCTGCGGGTGAGAAGGTGACTGAGCGTCAGCTTGAGACGATGATTATCCAGGATGTTCATCATCAGGAGAGGGTTACTGCAGTATTGCGGGCTAAACTGCAATATGACCATCTAGATTCAGTTAAGGAAGCCTTTCTGCAGAGGTCACAGATGCTGATGTCCGTGTCCGCTAATCTGCGGCAAGAGTGGGAGACTAGCCTTTCGCTTAAAGCACATACTACCGGAAGGTCTGGAGAGAGTGTGGGCTTTAAGCAAGTGCTTGAGAAATCCGCCTCTCCGAAGGCTGACGCTATTCGGAAAGGTTTGGAGAAATAAATCTTATAGGAGGTATACTTTATGGGCTCAAAGAAGAAAGCCATCTATGAAAAGGAAGTCCAGGCTATCCATGATGATAGGGGCTTCGCGCTGGCCAATTTTTGGTCACCTAAGGTGGGTTCGAATCTTATTCGTATCCTGCCTAATAAGAATGCGGCTACCGACCCCGATGCCGTGTTCTTCCAGAAGTTTCGTGTTCACTGGCATGTCGGGCCTGACGATAAGCGGCTGACCTGCCGGAAGTCCCTGGGTGAGAATGAGGAATGTCCTGTCTGTGACTATGTGGAGGAATTGAAAGCCTCCGAGCGGAAAGAGGATGTCCTCCTTGCCGAGAACATGCGGTCTTCTCCGCGCTACGCTATGAATATCATTGACGTCAAGGATGTGGGCAAGGGTGTTCAGGTCTTCGAGTGCTCGACGGGGCTCTTTGAAGATATCTGTGCGTTCTTCCTGGATGAGGAGTGGGGTGACCTTGACGACCTGGATGCTGGTCATAACATTAACGTCGGCCGTACCGGAACGACAAAGAAGGATACTCGATATTCTGTGGTTCCCTCTCCTAAGCCGACGAAGCTGAAGGCGTCTATCATGGAGAAGGTCATTGACCTCTCTGAGTTTTTCAAGGTTCCGGACGTGGAGAAGATGCAGGCTGTCCTGGCTGGGGATGATGTAGAAGAAGCTGGAGAGAAGAAGGAACCCTCGGAGAATCCCTTTGCCGATTCGGAGGAGACCGATGAGGCTCAGCCGGATGCTGAAGAGGGGGATGAGAAAGCCACGGGCGAAGAAGACCCCTTTGCCGTGGACGATGATTTTCCTGGTCTGGAAGAGGAGTCGGCTCCAGCTAAGGCTACGGCCAAGCCTGCCGCCAAAACCGCCGTGTCACCCAAGGCTCAGCAGCTGAAGAATGTTCGTGCTGCTATCAGCAAGACGAAGAAGTGATGAGCCGTGAGAAGGAATTAGAAGTACTGCGGAGAGACCTTAATATCATAGACTTATCAAAGATAGCGCCTCCGCCCTCTATCTCGACGTCGGTCGTGGCGTTTAACTTGGCCATGGGCGGAGGCTTCCCCGAAGGGCGTCTCTCTGAGGTGCTTGGTGACTTTTCAAGCGGTAAGTCCTTGCTTGCATACTTGGCTATAGCTGCAGTGCAGAAGGCGGGGGGACTTGCGATGCTCCTGGATTCAGAGTGGGCTTTGAATCTGGCTTGGGTCCGTGCCTTGGGCATTAACCTTGAGGAATTGTTGCTGATTCATCCTGAGTCCCTGGAAGATGCCTTTACTCGAATCGAGGCCGCTATCAAGCGGATTCGGCGTGACACGTCTTTATTCAAGGACTCTCCTGTTCTGATTGCCTATGACTCGTTGGCTGCATCTGTGGCTCGGGAGGAGTTGGCTCAGGAGTACGGGAAGCCCGAGATGGCGATTCGCGCTAGGGTTATCTCGCAGGCTATGCGCAAGCAGGTGGCCTTGATTGCGAATTATCGGATAGCCTTGGTTGTTATCAATCAGCTTAGAACTAAGGTTGGTGTGATGTACGGCCCGTCGGAAGACTCTACCGGTGGCCGTGCTCCCAAGTTCTACGCCTCCTTGCGCGTGGCTCTGAAGAAGAAGAAGCAAATCATGGATGGGGAGAATGTCGTTGGGGTTAACGGTGAGCTGACGGTTATTAAGTCGAAGGTCTGTATTCCATTTCGTCAGGTTAACTTTCAGATGGTCTTTACCAAGGGCATTGACCGGTTCTCTGGTTTGGCGGACTACCTTAACCGGCTTGCTGTATTTGGCAAGACTCAGAGTGGTTGGTATACTTTCGGGAAGCAGAAATTCCGAGAGGCTCAGCTTCCAGGGCTTTGGGATGAAATGGAAGGTTCTGTGAAGGAGAAGCTTAATGAATTCTCCGCTCCTGTGGACGTGCCTGCTGAGGAGGAGGTGGCCCATGAAACGGAAGAAGGTTCTTCTAGTTGATGGAAATAATTTGGGGTTTAGAGGTTACTGTAACCCCTTGACGACCTCGAAAGGCCATAGGGTCGAGGTTGTATACCTTGGCCTTAGGATGCTTCAGAACTATCTTGTTAAATTTCATCCGGATGGCCTGTGGGTGATGTGGGACGGAGGTTTGGACCCGCGCCGGACTTCTCGTTTTGATGGCTATAAGGCCAAGGAGCGGACGCCAGAGGAAATGGCCGAGCGTGCTGAGGTGCATAAGCAGATGAAGTTGCTTGGGGGTGTCCTGAACAGGATGGGTTTATTGCAGTCCAAGCTTCTGTATCGGGAGGCGGACGACGTGATTTACTCTATCACTGAGCGTCTGAAGACTAAGCCCTATGATTTTATTGTGGTCTCTACGGATAGGGATTACTTTCAGATGCTGAACAATGAGCGTGTTTGTCTCTATATCCCGACGAAGCAGGAAGTCTTTGGCCGAGAGAAGGCTGAAGAGGAGTTGGGCTTGCCTATTGAGCAATATCCTTTCTATAAGGCTCTGGTCGGAGGGCATGATTGTATTCCAGGTGTGCACGGGATTGGGCCGGTTAAGGCGGTAAGGGTCTTGACCGAGAACCCTTCTCTTGCTGACCTTGGGGCGAGAATCATAATCTCGGGTCTTACCAAGCATTCAACGCCTCCTCTTGAAGATATCTTGCTGTGGGCTGACTTATCTCGATTCCTCATGGTTCCGTTGGAGGATTTTACTGATAGTATCTATGGCGCTCGATTTCGGGAGGACTACATGACTTGGGCTCGTAACACAAAGAAGCTTTTTGACCGCTTGGAGTTTGCTTCTATCCTTGAAATATTCGTAGACTTCGTAACGCCGTTCTGGAACGTCCTGGATGGAAATGCTGATATCCTGACGAGTTGGAGGGAGGCATGAAGCGCACGCCATCACAGCGGGGTAAGTTATCTCGGGCTAAGGGTAACTCCAACGAGCGAGCTTTGGCTTGGGCTTTGACTAAGGTCTTCTATCCGGACGGTGGTGGGCATTTTATCCGTACGCCTATGTCGGGTGCGTGGGGTGGTGTGACCATAACCTCTGGCGACGTGATTCCTGTTCGGGATGGGAAGATTGACTATGAGATACCATTCTACTTTGAGGCTAAACACTATAAGGACGTTCCCTTTGACGCCATCCTGCGTGGTGAGTCTCCTGTCTTGATGGGGTGGCTTAAGAAAGCTATGACTCGCTCGAAAGCGGCTTTGCCGTATGTTCACGTAGTTTGGAAGGTGAACCTGGGGAAGTGGAATGTCTTTATGGGATGGGCAACTTATGAGGCCATGAAGAAAAGGTTTGGAGACTATCCGGAGGCTAGAGCCATTCTGATATCTCATCGTGGTGAATTCTCAACGGTGAACATTCCGTTTGATGTGTGGGCTGACTGGATAGGGGCATGGGTCTTGGAGCAACATACCTTTCATTCTCGGGTGATGCCTTTTACTAAAGA